GCTGATTGAGTACAAATAAACTACATTTGGCTGTTGAAAACTACCCACTCCACTATAAGTGGATGAGTTCATTCCAAAGTCACCATAGTATGTAGATGCAGTACCTTGGTCGTTAGAAACAATGAAGTCTACAGATGCAGAAGAACCACTATTGGTGTTCTGCATGATCTTTTGCGCATAACTGTTCACTGACGTTTGGTGAGACGCAAAAATGTTTGTGTCTGTATAACTTAAAGTTCCATAGTTAAATGCACCTAAGTTAGATGCAGTGGTAATAGAACCATTTGCGGTGATTGTTGCACCAGTTACAGACGTAGATGCTGTTACCGTTGTTCCAGTAATTGCAGTACCACTAATGTTGGTAGCAGTAAAAGTATTTGTACCGGAATTAAATGTCAAGTTAGAACTGAAAGTAGTCGTACTTACAGCGCTTTGGAATGGGATTTGATACTGCGCACCACCCGAAATATTGGATGCAGTTGTCGCCGCAGGAGCAGAAACCCATGCAAATCCAGATCCTGTATAAGACAATACATATCCGTTTTGCCCACTCACAGGTGTTGGCGCTGAATATGCAGTATTAAATGTGACTGTAGATGCTGTAGTGGCAGTTGTAGCTGTAGTGGCCACTGCCGCAGTTCCAACAGAAAGGCTAGATTGGCTGACATAAGCAGGTCCAGTTCCGTTTGAGGTCAAAACCGTGTTAGCCGCACCTAAAGCAAGATAAGCCGTGACGCCTGTAGCGCTTTGATATACGACTGTACCGGCAGATCCACCGGGAAGGTTACCAGTGGCTACTGAAGCGTTGGCAATTGTATTTACCGCGCCACCAGACGTTTTGTAGTACAGTTTTCCGTCAGCTACGTTAATAGCTAATTCACCTTGTGCGAGATTGGCCGCAACAGGTACGTTACCTGGTGTAGCACTTGAATAAAGCTGAATTGGTGTACCAACTGATGGTTGTGCCATGGTTACTCCGCAAGTTAACTGATTTTACCCTTTAGGCGCATCAGAATCAATCATTTTAATAAGAGGGATACCACAAAGCGGTTCCCGAATCATATGTCATCGTCAAAGCCTTACTAACCACTGCGGTTGATGCCAAAGATATGTTTCCACCCGTTGTTGTTGACCACAATCCAGTGGGAATCAAAGTGATTTGACCGCCAGAAGTGCTTAATGCGCTAGGAGCGGTAATTGTACTGATGGTAGTAGTTCCACTAACAAAACTGATATATTTTGTAGGAGCAATGGTTGCCGCTGACGCAATTGTAGGTGCGGATCCTGTTGTAGCAAATCCAGTTCCACCATTGGCAACAGCAACAGCACCAACAAGAATTGATGTTTGTATAGCTAAAGGAGTAGTTTGTCTAACATAAATCTTGCCAACAGAGCTATTTACATAAGAAACCACGCCAACTTGGACTGTAATTCCAGTTGGTGGAATGGTGTTCATCAATTGACCAGCAGAATAAGGGCTCAAGTAAAGAACTTGTCCTACCGTAAATGTTCCTGTATTGACATTATCAATTCCACCATTAGCGGTCACATACCCAATAGAGCCATTAGGAATTGCGCCATTTGTAAGTCCAATTACAGCCGAAGTTGCCGACACATCAGCTTTTGCCAATGCAACATTAGGATATGTCTGACCACTAGATGTACCAGTAATGTAAACAGGAGAACCATTAGGAATAGTTGATCCTGTATTGTTAATTACTTTTAATTGAAGATCTTGTCCAATATGAACAATTGCGGCTGATGAGTCATTGTAGTAAGCTAAAGCATGGGCAACACTGTCATACCAAAGTAACCCTTCTGTGTACGCAGGCGCTGTAATACTTGTCCAAGCATCATAACTTGCATGGATAGGAGTTGTTAACGTTCCGCTTGTTGCCAGAACAACTGCTCCTGACCCTGTAGTAGAAGAACTAGAAGCTGATGTAGCCCTTCCATAAGCGTCAAAAGTTACCGTAGGTAGGGTATATGAGCCTGCCGTAACAGAAGTGCTTGCAAGGCTAATTACGGGCGCTGTAGACCCATTGGCAACGGAAATCTGCCCAGAAGTACCTGTTACGGATACTGCACCTATAGTTGTTCCACTTAATGCCAACAAACCAGTTCCGCTTGTACCCACAAGATTTTGAAGTACGGTTGACAATGAAATTGTTGGATTACCAGATACGCCATTTCCATTTGTCACTGTCAATCCAGTACCAGAGGCTGTAATTGTGACATTTGAAAGGGTAGATGCGCCTGTTTTTACTTGAATTCCTGAGCCTGAGCTAATTAAAGATGCTAAAGCACCAGATGGAGCAATCGTATAAGTACCTTGAGCACCACCATCCGTTAGACTCAAGCCCGTAGCTGTAGACAAGCTTCTACTATTGGTTAGGCTAGATTGTTGCCCAACCGTCAAAAAGGTTTGAGTTTGCGTGGGCTGAACAGCAATAGAGCCTGTTGTTGTCTGTACGGTTACTCCATTTTGAACTATGGGTACAGACTCTGATCCAGTCAAAGCGCTTGCTGTGGGTAGCTGAGATATGGTTACGTTTGCCATGATTAACTCAATGAAAGGTTGTCAAGGTTGCCGTTTTGTGCAGGATTAGATGTTGTCTGCGATGGGGAAATTACGGCATCGTAATAGTCACCAGTTTGCAAATTATTGTTTGTCGTAGACACATCTTGATCTGGCCTAGGAAAACGAATGTTGATACGTTCAGTCTTCCTAGCCGCCAAACGATAGGGATCTTTTTCGTCTGCACAGCCTTCATTACAAACCCGTAATCCGGGAAAGTTAGGATCATTCCTCATGAACGCGTGGGCACGCTTCATCTTGCATCTATCGCAGATTGCAATTGAAATTGTCGATAAACCACGAGTATCAAGGAATTTAGGCATTAGACGGTCCTCCCTTGAGCCAACAATGTAGCACGCCGAGATGCAACTCGCTTGGCAATTTGCTCAGGAGTTTGCTTGCGTCCTTTGCCTGCTTTGCCACCAAGAATCTGGGCTTCTTTTGTAAAAGTTCTATCTTTAGCATACGGCCTTGATACACCTTTAGTTTTTAAAGATTTTTTTTCTTGCGCTTCAGCAGTCCAAGCCAAATGACGATGTGCGTGCAATGCTTCTAAAGAATTTTGAGATACTTTTCTGCCAATTAAAGCTTTGCGTGTTTTTTCTATAGCTTCTAAAGATTTTGGTTTACCAATAGCAGAAGCAGACATTTTTGCTTTTTGCTCATCAGATTTTGGAATGCCCAAAAATCTAATACTTGTAAGTTTTGAAATTTCAATTTTTGCTATTTCGTAAAGTCTAGAATTAACATAAAAACCGTCATTCCCACGCATTTTTCTTATGGCAAACCATTGATTACCACCATGTATTTTTGCTAATAAAAAATGCGCTATAAAATGTTCTCTTGCAGTCAAATCAACCAAATTGTTAGGATCAGTTTTGTGACCACCCATGGATTTTGGAATTATGTGGTGAGTTTCTTTATAGCCGTCTACTGCTATACGGCTTTTGCATTTTCTGATCAAATCATCATAAACTTTTTGATAATTCATTTCTTGTACTCCGTAATAATTGGTAATCATATTATATCCAATCATTAGCGTGTATAGCAAGATATATTCGGCGCAAGGTACTCAGGAGACTTGTCTCTTTCCTCTTGCTCGACATCATAAAGATGTTTATCCGCTTGTTTTTCGAGGTAAGCAATTCGGTTTAAATCAACAGCAGGAAACTCCAAGCTCATTTTGTGAGCTAGTAAGTTGATAACCGCCTCATACCAACGATTTGGGATAGCCAATTGACCAGAAAGAGCCCCAACGTCTTGGATATAAGTTGAATACCATACGGTAATTTGAACAAATGACGTAGATGGAACAGGCCAAAGCGCCAAAGTAGGATTGGGGATTGTTCTTTCAAAGTAATATTGAAATGGCTGGTTAGCCGTGAAGTTTTTGTTAGGCAAATTGGTGTAATCGTCCCTATTTAGGCGTGACATCTCAATTTCTAAGCTCATATTGCCCAAATACCACTCACGAAGCGCCAAAGTTGTACCGTTAAAGGCTTGAATTCGGTAGTAAATGACGTTTGAGCCGGGATCTATGTCTTGCCAAATCCACTGACCGTCTGTAACAGTGACAGAGGTAGCCGTGTATAAGGTTGTCCAATTGGTTCCATCGCTTGAGGATTGAAGATAATAGCTCCACGTGGCGCTTCCACCCCCAGAAATATATGGCATGATACCAATTGAGCCAATGTATTGAGGGTTGTTTGTACCATAGTTAACTACAAAATTGCCATTTGCACTGGTTTGCTGAGCATATGTGCTGACATTATCATCATACAAGTAAGCAACATTGCCACCGGCGCTAGAAGAATAGCTACCAGAAGGCTGTTGCATTTGGCGATACAAGACGTTTAAAGCGTCGTTTGCACCAGCAGGCAACGTGTACATGTACTGGTTTGCATTACAGCCTATAACGGTCTTGGAAATGGCAAAATACTGTATGCCACGGTTCATCATGTGGGACAGCAAAAAGAAAAGATTCTCTCTAGCCGCCAATTGAAGCTCAGAACTAACTTCTTCAGCCAATTTTCCGCACCGACGCGCCGCATGGTCAATGACGGTTTGTACTGTAACGACGGTTTGACCTACTGTTCCTGAGTATGCCATTTATATTCCTTACCAACCGGGGCAATTCCAACGCTTGAGTGATGCTTTTGCTCTTGGCGCATCTCCACTTGCGTGCTTAACTACCCCTGACATTCTTGCACAAAATGAATCTTTACGAGCACCGCCCTTAGGCTGTGGAGCTTTTAAGTGCGATCCAGTTTCTCGATTGTACTTTTCCCTACCTTTGGCTGTGAGTCCTGCTCCTTTGCTTGTCGGTAGTTTTTCACCGCGACCGACAGCCAAACTGACCCCACCGCCATCTTTCTTTTTAACCGTCTTAGCTGACTCAATAAAGGCTTCCTTGGTGGGGGCGCCTTTAGATCCGACACGACGCATGTGTTCTCCTGATCCATGGGCTATCCTCTCTTGTTTGGCGTGAATATTGGCATACAAACCGCCTTTATCCATCTTTTCCCCCTTATCCGCTTTAACAAATTCTTTGCCTACCTTTTGGGGGACACCGCCAAACCCACCTTTTGTGTGGGCGGCGGCTTCCATCAGCCTGTGTTGAGCAGGTGACTTGCTTGGCATGTTAAGCCTGTGACTCTTGCCAAGACAAACGGGCAAACGCTGTACCGTTTGAACCAATTTGGCTAACTGTCACATACAAAATATCAGGACCATCAGGATAAGTTCCTGCTTGGCTTGTAGGAACGCTGTTTGACAATCCACCGCCAAGAGCCGCATTACCAAATGGAGCAACTGCGGTCAAATCCAAAGTTGTTTGTCCAGATGTATTGGTAAAGAATGCCGCAATTGATTCACCGCCAGTGATGGTGGTTGCTGTATTGGTATTTGTCGCAACTTGCACAATTGATGTTGTGTTTGTTCCGTTTTGTGTTGGAGAAGCAAAAGATGTGAATCCACTTGTTCCACCAATTACACCATTCAAAATGAACTGTACCAAGTAACTTGTGGTTGTCAACATAGCAATCTCACGCATTTGCAATTGCAAGCGGTTGATAATCTCTTTAACACCCAATGTACCAACAGTGCCATTGTCCACAGAAGGCGCAACACGGATAGCCATAATTGGCACAGCAGTTGAACTTGTTGTAGACACAGAAGATGTCATACCGTAGTTATAGATTAAGGATACGTCTTGTGTAAATCCACCATCCATCACTACAGATGAACCCCAGTGTGACAATTGAGCCGCTGAATCAGGCGATGCATATTCAACTGCAACTGGCGTTGTGGCTGAATATGTAAATGCTGTTGCGGCGGCACCACCTGTAGCGCCACGAGTTACACCAGTCAAGCTTGTTGATGTCAATCCAGTATATGTAATGTACTCAATTGCACCTGACACACCATTACCGATGATCCTTGCAGATCCACCAGCAGGATTGAAACCTGAAGTGCTCAATACATTGATTGAAGTATCAGTTGTGGCAATACTTGATGTGATTGTCGTGATTGGCAACACATTATTTTGCTCATAGTGCGATGGCAAGTTGCCTGAACGCATATAAGCTTGATATTGCACATTGTTGTTTTGGAAACCATAGACATAAATGATCTGTCCATTGGTAGCTCTAAATCCAAATCTAGCAACACCAGCACCATACCAAGAGTAGTCCATGTAGAACATCTGTACTTTGGTCAAGTCAAGGTTGTATCCAGAAGGATTAGCGGCTGAATTGGAACCATCACATACATCCCACCATTGTGATTGTGGCACTTTAACCTCAACAACACGTGAAACCAACGCATTAGCAATTGTCACGCCACGATACTCAGGAGTGATATATAACTGTGTATCACTTGTGATTGTGGTCACACGATGTGTTTGTCCGCGAATAACAATATAGTCACCAACAACCAACTGAGTTGTGAATTGGGTATTGCTACCAGTTACAAGTGAACTGCTTTGTGTGGCTGTCACGGTTCCTGTAATTTGGTTTACGCTGTTGCGCAATACAACATACAGTTGTTGTCCGTCAAATTGGAAGAAAATTCCGTTTTGGCTGTCAAAGAAACCAATTTTGTTGCTAGATCCATACCATGAGTAGGGGCTAACGTGAGGAATCAAAGGAACAGTTGATGTAGCTGTTGTGGCTGTTGGAGTTGACAATGCTACATAAGTAAATGTCAAAGGAGTTGGTACACTGGTAATCTTAAAAATACCATTGTAAGCACTCTGGTCAAAGCCATTTACTTGAACATATGTGTTAACAGTCAAATTATGAGGAGTTTTGCTCGTTACAGTGACTGTTGTTCCAGAAGACGTCAATGTTGTAAACGCAATCTGTGGCTTGAGGATAGTTCCAGTAGAGAACTGAATGCCTTTACCTGATTGATAACGGAAATAACGTCTAGTTTGACGGAACAACTGTTGATTTGGAACAGAAGCACCAGCCGTAAAGTTAACAGATCCATCATAAGCGTGAGTATCTACCCATCCAGAAGGACGTCCATAAAGATTTGTTTGTCCAGCAGTATTTGCAATTGTTGTCGATGGCGTACCATTGACGTTAACAAATGTAAATGTGTTTGCGGATGGAGTTGTTGCAACAGTTTGTGAACCATTGATCTGAGTTGCAGTCGATGGTCCAGTTGTTCCTGTAATAAAAATTGCAGAATTGACTGACAAACCATGTGGGAATTGAGTGGTAACAGTTACTGTAGAACCGCTAAAAGTGAAAGCGGTAGTTCCTGTTAATGCAATCCCGCAATTAGAGTATGTGTAACCTTGATAACAGTATGTTGTTGTTGCAGAATAGTTGTTAACTGTAGTTACTGCATTGGCGACTTGCACAGTAATTGAAGTGCCAGCACTTACGCCTGCAACCACATATGCCCATCCTGATGCATTGGGATCAATTGTGTCTTCAATGAATAAAGGGGTTCCAGTTGCAATTGTTACATTTGATGAAAATGTAATAACCAACTGATAAGTATTTGCTTGATTACCTGTAATAGCAGACACGGGCAAAGCCGAATTAGCTAAATAATACAGAGATTGACGGTTGTTTTGCAGGGAAACTTGTTCCCATTTGGTAGGCTGTTGGCCATACTCAAAGTCAGTATCAATCAAAGACTGAGGGGTTGATACACGGATCTTGTCTACAGCATCATAGGCACCGGACCTTTGCGCTTGCTGAAGACGTAATTGATTGTCAGAATTTGACGTTGGGCCAGTGTAAACTGATAATTGAGACATTATTTCACCTGTTAATCATGAAGCGGGGACCGAAGTCCCCACCTTTTATCGCTTGATGCTACCGCCACGTCTCTTAGCGACTGTGACTGATTCTTTGGTCTTAGTAACGCTATTTGGGGGCGTAGATGATGGACCCATTACAAGATCTTTGATGTTTTTATACATCGTTCCAAATGGGTGCTCGTTTTCATACTTTGTAGTATTCAACTCAGCTTGCCTTCTCGCATTCTCACGATTGATAATCGGATCACTTGTGACGGCACTACCATCTTCACCACTAAACTTTTTTACATGACCACCTTTTTTGAACACTCCAGACAACTCATTGATGTGAGTTGGTTTTGAAGCAGGCTTCCTAGCTTGAGGCATCTCTTTGGCCGCTCCCTGTCTGTTGACAGAGCCACCAGTAGCATAATGCTTCTTACTAGATCCACCTTTTCTCATGGCGTTCATTTCGGCTTGTGCATCTTGAGCGTATTCGCCAAGAGGGGCAATGGATGCATATCCCCCCTTAGCTAGCCCTTTTTTTGCGGCGTGTCCTCCACGTTTAAAACCGCCTGCATTAGCTTCTTTGACTTCACCAGTCTTGGTGTGTGTCTTGCCTCTAGGTGTGGTGTCAACATTATTGTTGGCAAATCTACCCTCATTGCCTTCAATAGTGCCTTCTAGGTCAACCATACCGCCTTTGGCATAGTGGTGCTTGTGATGGGCTTTACCACCACGTTTAAAACCACCTGCGTTAGACATAGACACACCACCAGTGCCGTGAGCTTTATCACGTGCGGCTGAATGCATCTCGGTGTTCTCGTAGTAACCCTCGTTACCCTCAATAGTTCCACCCATGACTGACTTGCCACGTGTCTCACTCTCGTTGGTCTCGCTAGGAACGCGTGAACCGATTGCGCCACCAGAAGCATACTTGCCACCTGCGCACATAGCTTTGTGGTGCTCGGCCATCTTCTTGTGATGGATAGAACCGCCTTCTTTGTGCATCTTGGCATGGTGTTTAGCCATGTGCTTGTGGTGCTCATGTGAGCCTTCAGGATGTCCAGAAACGTGATGGACTTTACCACCGCGCTTATAACCACCTGCATTGCCCTCTTTAACCATTCCTGTGCCGTGAGCAGTGTCTTTACCAGCGCCAACTACCTTTGTACGAACGAAAGGTTTTTCGTCGTTCTCAATAGTTGTTTTGGTCTCAAAACGGTCGATCTCGTTACCGCCATCAACTTTGCCACCTTTAGCAAACTTGTGATGAGCTTTACCGCCATGCTTGAGGTGCAACTTAGTGCCCTTACCACCTTTGTGCTCTTGGGCATCATGCTCTTTGAAAGCTTTCTTGATGAGAGCTTTGTCTTGAGCAATATCTCCACCTTCAGCGTGGTGTTTGGCTTTGCCGCCTTTTTTCATCAAAGGAGTAGCCATAGCCTTGCGACGCATAGCCAAAGAAGGCTTCATGGGAGCGGCACCAGCCATAGCAGGAGCCATTCCCATAGGACGTGCCATAGGCATTCCGCTCATCCCGCCCATAGCATGGTGTTCCATAGTCTTGTGACCATGTTCTTCTTTCTTGTGCTTCATGGAGACGTGACCGCCTTTTTTGAGCTTCAGAATAACTGAAGGCTCATCTGTCATCATTTTGGGCATTTGGCTGAAGCCAGTTGCACCTTTCATTGATTTAGCCATGGTTTATTTCTCCTTATGCTTGGGCAATGCCAAGTAAACCTGTTGCTGTAGCATTGGGGCCAACTTGAATAGCTGTCAAACCCAATTCGAGGACCAAACGAGCAGAACCGTTAAGGGTGCCACCGGGTGCGTAAGTACCGCGAACATCAGGAGTTACTGAGCTAGAAGTAAATTGGGGAACCAAGTTCATACCAGAAGTAATTGTTGTACCGCTAGTATTTACAAATGTACCAGCAAGGTAATTTGCTTGAGTTGTAGACAATTTACCAGTTGTACCGCTAACTTTTGTCCACCAGTATGTGGTGTTCAAAGAAACGCCAGTCAAAGTGCCCAAGGCACCAGTCAACTGAATCAATGTACCGCTTTCAGGAGCATATGCCACGGTGATAACGCCGGGTGATGCCGCTGTGAAGTTAGTAATTGACTGTGTCGCATAGTTAGTTGTATTGCTGTAATATCCATTCAGATATGTTCCTGAATCAAAAGCAAGTGATCCAGTGAATTTGTTAGAAAGAATGTAACTAGCATCGCTCATACGAGCAGGCAAACCAAGGATACCTGTTGTATCAACAGACACTGCAACAGCAGTAGCGGCTGAGAAAGCAACTGAATAAACTTGGAAGAAAGCCTTGCGACCGTTTGTAGTTGTAGACTGTACAGTTCCTGTCTGAATAATTTCAGTCATGGATTGACCGTAGTAGTCATAACCTGTGATTGTCACTACTGAATTGGTAGGTGTACCAGTTCCAGTTGTAACAGACACTGCGCGTGGATAGTCAAATTGGACAACTGATGTGCCATCTGAACGAACCACAACAGATGTACCTGCCGTTGTAGAGGCAGATGCAAGAGAAGTACCACTATAAGTAGTAGCAGTTGTTGGTGTTTTTGCGGCTAAAACAGCGGCGGTAGTAGCAACAGCAGGAGTTGTATCGTACAGATACACACGTCCCATGGGGCCGAAGCCGTTAGCCATTGGGGAGGGATTTCCTAATGCACTGTTGGCGTTTGTACCAACGTAAGCTTGTGCAGACCCTAGGAAGAGGTCATCTGAAAATTGAGGCATTTGTTTTCCTTTTGGGCATGAACCCTAAGAATTAAAAAAATGGGGAGAGGTTTTATCCCCTCCCCCTTGAGCTTTAGACTCCGGGTGTACCGAAGAGAGCACGAGGATCTGTCCAGTTAGGGATATAACGCTCAGTGGCCTTATATCTCATTGAATCAGTCTCGAAATCGCCTTCCATGGTCTTCTCCAAACGACGACGCATCATGAGCTTCATGCCTTCTGGTGCATCTGTTTGTACCCACCATGCTGTAGCAGATGTCAAACGTGACAATACTGCGGCACCCTCGTCGAGCAAGCCGATAGACTTGATAGGATTCAAGTCATTGTTTGCTGTACCAGTACGGAGCACTGATTTCAACAAAACTTCAGCTTGGAAGATGTTGCCGGGAGCAACAACCAACTGACGGGGAACCAAACGGATTTTCTTACCATTGTTGTCCACAGCTTGACGGATTTGAATCAACATCTGCTCAAGAGATGTTTGAGACAACACGGCGGCTGAAGTCAACTGGTTAGAGAATGTACCGTTTACGATGGGGTGAGCAGTGTTAATCAAAGACACACCGTCACCACCCAAGTAAGAACTATTGAATGCTCTGTTCAAAATGTTTGCACATAGAGTTTCTTTAGTCTCAATGAGTGATTGAGCAAGGTGTCTTGCATACACTTGACCAATACGGATGTGGTCGCCATCTTCTACCAACACTTTTGTCAAAGCGAAGGCCAAGCCAAACACTTGATAAATGTAGCGTTGTAAGAAGAGAACTCCACCTTGTTGGTAACTAACGGGTGTACCGTCAGGCAACTGGGGAGCGGCTCCAAATCCATAAAGGACTGGCTCTTCGTGGTAATTACGTGGAATACCGTCTTCCTCACGGAAAACACGTGACCATTCGTCTTCACGTAGGTCATAGACTCCATCAAAGCACTCGTTAAGAATTGGCTCAACGATACTTCTAAAGTCCGTACTGCGCATTGGTGCGGCCATTTTTCAGTCCCCCTAATTAAACAATTGCGGTGTAAGCACCGTACAATTGTGTGTATGCTAACTGGACGCGCACTACTGTGTATGCATCCCCCCATGCGTTGTCTACCAAAGGTGCTAGATCAACGACACGCATTTGTCCTTGAGCGCCACTTGACTGAGCAGAAGCTGAAGCCAATGTGCACTGTGAAAGACCAGTGGTTGTAGAACCGCCTGTAATAGCACTAAAGTTGTACTCACCACCGATAGATGTTTGAGACAATGAACCATCGGCTTGGATTTCATAAACGATGTTCAAGTCGTTGTAGAAATACGCGACGATTTGAGTTCCAGTAGTACCAGAAGGCCAGTAGTTAGATACACGGCGACGACCAGTAGTATCGGTCCACTCGCAACCAGCAAAAGCACCAGTAACTTGGTAACCGCTTGTGGCGGCTGAGTTTCCGGGTGTTGCGGCAGGGATGATAGTACCGTTAGAGGCACCAGTAGAACCGACGGTTGCGGCTACGGCATAAACAACAGGTTGACCCTTGAGAATGTTTACGGCGAGACCAGATGTAATCCCGTTAGCCAACGCTTGAGCACGATCCAGACCAGTAGGGTGAAACGCAGGGCGTAAGCCAAAGGGAGCATTAGTTGCTGACATAATAACTCCTTTGTTAAATAAACCTTACCCGTAAAAGACGGGATCGGGCACATTCTTTTTGCTTAACTGTCTCAACCCATCACCTTCGATGTCAGTCAAATTGCGACCTGAACTGTCTTGTGCGCCTTGCATTTGCTCAACTTGGACTCTGATTTTGTCAGCTTCTTCGTTAGGCAAGTCATGGTGCATATGCAACATAACCTCTTGATACATATCCATAGGGATCTTGAACAAGAGCATTTCATTACAAGCAACAAATCCAATATGCTCGCCAGCTTTGACTTTGTAACCCTCGAATCCAGATACTTCTTCCGATTTGACTGGAACATATCCAAGACGCATACGCTTGTCTATACTGTCATAACTATTGGTGGTCGATAACCAACATACGTGCCAACCGGGAATGGTTGGGGCTTTGGGTAAAGCACTCTGTGTCCACTCTTCGCTCCACATTTTCTTACGTTCCTGCGAGTGGGTGAACTTTTCTTCTGGTGCTAGTCTGGAGAGATCCTCACTTGCTCGATTTTCTCTTCCGCCTGCATTCAAAGATTTTTTTAAACGTGATTCCATTTGCTAGATTCCTTAGTATTGGTTGCGTGATTCTTTAATATATCGCTGGATCATTTTGGCTTTCTTCACCGGATCATCCCACATTCCTGCGTCTTTCATAGCTCTAACCTGTTCAGGCTGAAGTACGAATTGTGATCGGTTTGAAGAACCATTAACTGTCTCGCGACCAGTTCCTCCCACAACACTCCTAGGTTTCCTTGCAGACGGAGTTACGTCCATAGTGTCATTGTATCTATGGTTTATACGCTTTGACAAGCGTTTATCCAACTCATCCCAATAATCGGGGTCAGCGGGGTTCCAACCCTCTTTAACTAAATCTTCATCAATAACTTTTGCTATACGGCTGTCAGTATCTCTACCGTTGGGGTCGAACCAATCGTTCCTTTCCATCCACTCAGCCGCATGGCGCTGAACTCGTGGATCAGGAATGTTATTGGTTTGTTGGGGCTTGATGGCGGCCTGTTTGTAACCTTTCAGGTCACGGATGGCCATCATTGCCTCGTCCCTTAACTCTTGAGCCTTGTTAAAGGCGTCGCCGTCTTGGGCTTGCATAGCTTCTGACATCTTCATCTTGGCGTATTGCAGGCGGAGTTCTTGGTCTTCCACGGCCTTGTCAATACGCGCAATATCCGCAGAGTGAGTTTTACGCTCCACCACAGCCAAACGCTCCATCAACTGTTCGTTTTGCTTACGCAATAGATTTAACTGCGCTTCCTTCTCATGGGAGGTAGCCTTAGCTATTTCTTTCTTATACTTGCGCTTTTGGCGTCTAGCGGCACGAATGGCCTCAGTGTCGTCAGGATGGTCATCCCCACCGTCATCTGGAACATTACTTGCTTCTGCTTTGTCGTCACCATCATCTTCAGGAAGCATACCTTCAGGTACGTCAATGACTGCGGAGCCGTCAGATTCTTCCTTGATTGTGAAATCGGGTTCTTTTTCTTTAACTTCTGTGTTCATATGTAGGCCACCATAGATAAGGGGTCACCAGTTACTCTGGCAATAACTTCATGGTCATTGAGGATCATAAAAAGAGCTTTGTCTTCGTGTTCGTCCTCACCGGGAACTGCAACCTCCCAGCGGTCTCCGCCCCACTTGGGAACGCGGATATAGTCACCGACTGAACACCATGAGCCTTCGGGCCAAGGTGCCATTGTGTCTCGGTTCTTAAATGCCAGTGGTCCAATCATTAGGACTTTGGCTACCATGTTTTGCCATTTCTCAGTTTCTTTGGTCTCTTCAACCAAAATAATTCCCGCTCCAGTGGTCTTCTTCTTTGTACGCTTGAGTTGTACTAAGATTCTTGCACCTAATGGCTCTGCTCCGGGATTTACAACTGGAAAGGCCCAGTTTATCTCAGCTTCGTTAAAAGCTACCGTGCTATCGCTCATTCTCTAATTCCTGTTCTTTATCTAACAAATTGTTAATGGCATCAAGAACTTCTTGAAGCCCCAAGTAAACACCAACTGTTCTTTGGTACGATTCCCATGTAGAAGCATTTCCTGCTCCAAGAGAAAAAGCTATTTCAGCTTGTCGCGCCTTTATGACAGTGATGATTTGTGAAGTTGTGATCATTTATTCTTTTTGTTCATCGCGTGTGCGAGTCCTCCTTGTTTTTTGGCGGGAGCTTGTGAGCCACCTTTGGGTTGCATAGATGTACCGTCGAGCTTTTCGCCCTGAGCAATACGCTTGTGCTGTGGGACGTCCACAGACTTTTGTTCTGCATCACTAGACATTTTGTCCTCCTAAATAAGATTGAGCCTTGTTCTCAAGGTCCAATGCAGTTTTCACCTGCTCATTTCGCAATTTATCCGCGTTGTGGGATATTTTTGCTGATTCGATACGCTCTCTGGTCAAGTTATCTTCGGCATTCATGGCCACACCCATCTGTGTCTCTGCCGCAAACTTGTCCATCTCCGCTTTGAGTCTTGCGGCCTCTCTCTGAGCATCTGACGCCAACTTAGCCTGCTCAATCTGGCCATCCATCTGGTCTCTAGCCGCTCTACGCTGTGTTTCAGCCATAGAAGTTTGGATCAAAGCTTGGGCATCTGGGTCTTGAGGCTGTGCTTGTTGCTTCAATTGCTGAACTTGTTGCATCATCTGCTGGAAAATAGGCATGATGTATTGGAAAGTCAGTTCAGAATCCTTCTTAACGTGCTGTGCGGCCAATGCATAGAGCTTATCCATGCCTTGTGTGACCTTTTTGTCGTCATAATCCAAGTGTTTGTGCTTCAATGCTCCGTTTACATACTCATTCATACGTGCTTGGTACCATTTACCCAAGTGATCTTGGATATGTTCGACCATAGGCTGGAGCAATTGGGGCATGATCAAGGGATTAGCGCCACCAAAGATGGGATCTTGGTAGAAATCTAGGTGAGACTGGATGTGGGCAAGGTGATCTTGCTCGTCATACGCCTTAGATGGCTCGCCGTTCATCATTAAGATGTTCTCTTGTGAAGAGTCAATCATCTTGTCTTCAGGCTCCATGACCATCAATTCGTTGATCTGGGGCACTTTCATCTGTTTCAAGAACCGCTCAAGCACCTTTTTCTGCTGGAATTGATCAGGAAACTGTTGCATCAGCGACATTACAGCTTGAGTCTGAGCCATCCTCTGTGTTTCAGAAAAGATATGTGGGTCAGAAACTGGGATAACGTCTGTGTTGCGCTTGAAATCCTCTCTGTGGATGTCCAAATCAGCAACAACTTCACCTTTGCGCTGGTCATCTAGGTACCAACGGTTCAATCTAGCCAATACTTTGAGCACTCGGCCTTGGCTTTCATGCAGTCTAGCGTGGATAGCAGAGTAAACGTGGGCACCTTGCTCGATCAAAGCTTGAGCCGTACCCACTGGCATATTGTTTGTGGCGTCTGCAATCTTCTCTTCAGAAGTAGAAACCACACCTTTAGCGGCGTCAGTCAACCAACCCAACAACTCCATGAGCACAGCGGATGGGGGGTTGAAAGGCATGGGCATGGCAATCTTGCGTACGTCATCCACGCCGGGTGCGCCCTCAATCTCCGCAACTTGCGTTACCTCTACTTGCTGTGTCTGTCCCGACATCCTAGCGCCCTTGATCTTGAGCATGGTCGCTGAGTTGTTAATATGTGCAGAATCCAATAAGGCCCGAAGAGCACCAGTAAGAGCGGCACTAAGACCGCCAATGAGGTGAGGCATTCCGATGGCATAAGCTCCCCTCCATGGGATAAACTTAAATTCAATCAAGTAATCAAGCTTGGTCATGGTCTCGTCGCCCTCTTCCCAGTTACGGTACAGGCCAACAACCTTTTGATCTAGCTCGTCAATCATCAAGATGTAAGGCGCATTCTCGCCCTTACTGCGCTTGTCTTCTTCTAGATCTAACCATGTGTAAACGTGATAGACGTTGCGTACGCCGTCGTCGTTGTTCTCCCACTTCTTGCCCTCAATCTTGGCGTTTGCCTTCTCAGCAAAAGTTTGATTGGGTTCATCAGAAGCACGGATAAGGTTGATGTCACGATAGAGTCCTGCCCTAACACGACGCTCAAACTCCCATGATGTGATCGTATTAACTTCTGTCACTCGTTGTGCGGTATAGAAATTGGCGCAAGCGTAAGGCAGGTAAATGTTATCAATGGGCACAAACTCTGTACAAGGACGCTTCTTGTCCTCGTCGTACCACATCTTGAGGTATTGGGAGCCGCCAAGAGGAAGTTGGGTCAGTAACTGCTCTTGTTCGTCGCGGAACTCCTCAATCTGCTCGGTGAGTTGCCAGTTCATGTAGTCGCGCTTACGCTCGGCCACTCTGACCTTGTCGTCGTTAACTTCACCAATGATCTTTGTGCGAGTTGGGCCATCTGGTGGGAACAACTCTTTAATGGCTCTAGACGCAAAGTCTACGCAAGCCTCAGCCATGACAGGGTGAACGACTTTAGAGGCTCCTAGGAAGTTTGCTCCACCCGGTGCGTCCTTACCCAGCCCAGTCCTTCTTAAACCCTCCTCATACTGCTTATCGCGCTCCTCACGGCTCTTCTTATCGTTCTGAATCAAGTCCATGTAATGCATGGCAATCTTGTTCAAGTCATAAGGATCAAAGACCTCTGCCAAGTTTTGGTAGAAGTCTTCGTCTTCGTCGGGGGCTGAGAAGTTGTCAAGGTTAACAATAGCTGAACCGTCGGCCTGCTCTTCAACAGATAAGTCCTCATCGCCTAAGTCAACAGTTACAGCGCCGTCCTCATCAGGCTCAGATATACCCTGAATGTATCGGTTATAGTCTTGCTCAATTGGCATTTCTGTAGCCATAGTTATTTCCTTTTAAGTTTCTTCTCTTGGACTTCCATCCACATGGCGTCTTTGTTTATTGCGCCACCCTTTTTACGGTTGTTCATAATAAGTTCATTAACTGGAACATCATATGATTCAAGCGGAAAAGTGGCTTGCCTTTCCTCTGGCGTCATGTTCATTCTGGCTTGCGTAGCCCTAGCTTCAGCTTCTCCAGAGAGTCTTTTATATTGTTCGGTTGGCTCCATGCCACTCAAATTTTTATACTTTGCATTTATTTGACTAAACTTTTGAGCTTGTGGTCTAACCTTGTCAAGTGCTCTTGAAGCCCTTTGATAAGCATTTTTGGCTTCATTTGGGTTCATGCTACTTGGATATTCTTCTAAATGAGGAGACTCTTTGACAACATTGCTCTTCATCATTTGCGCGGCTCTACGCAACCACTCATCCCTTTGGAATCCGGGTCTAGTTGGCATCTTGCCAAGTTCACTTCTGATTTCGTTTCCAAACTTATACCAATCACTAAAGTTGAATATTTGTGATGGCTTAATATTATCCGCAACAGATAGCTGATCTAATTTGTGTATATATTGTGCTCCACCAGCTTGTTTTAACAGACTTATTGCGCCATTGAATTTTGCGTTGCCTTCATAATAAGGCTCTAATTCTTTAGACCATTCTTTCTGAATCAAATCTTGAGCAATATCAGGATTCCCGCCTCTACCAAATCCTTCTTTGGATTGAATGGCGTGTTGCAACTCATGTAATAAGGTTGACTTAGCTTCATCAGGCTTAGTAAATAGTGTTTCTGAACCACCAGTTGTAACCAAGTCTAAATTTGGGTTGAACTGCCCTCGTATGTCATTCCTTGTTTCTTTAGATAAATTCAATTGAGGAAACTCAGGATAAGCGCCATACAACTCAGGATGCACAAATGCACTTTGCAACTTTACTGCTGGAGGAGTAGCTGTAAACAATTTTTTTTGTGCAAAATCAATAGCTTCTTTTCTGGCTTCTTCTGGTATTCCACCGCTTGCAATATCCTGAGTTGGCCTAGTAATAATGCCTTTATCTCTTAAATATTGTGTTGCAAGTTGAAGTAAGCTTGGCTGAGTTGGTACTTTACTCATGTCCAAACTACTAGGTTGGTCATTTATTTCTTGCCTGAGCTTTTGATCTGGACCTCTAAAAGTGCCAGTTTGTTGCCAAATTTCTTTAGGATGAACGCCTTGGCTTTCTAATTCCATAGCCTTGGATGCCATCTGACTGTTCCAATTAGCTGATTTGGGGCCAACAAAAATTCCACCTAACCCAGCTTCAAGACCAGCAGGATTAAATGCCATAGCCATCTCTTCAGGCGTTGGAGATTTAATATTCGAGAAGTAAGCCTGTGGGTCAGTCACTAACTGTTTAGCGCCTTCATAAACTTTTGACGGCAAATTAGCCAAACCTTGAAGGTTTTGAGTCAATGTTTCAATAGGGTGAAACTCAGGCGTTGGTTGATTAGCCTGCTGTTTAAGCCAATCTAATGGGGATGGTTCAGCCATTATGACCTCGTAGGGGGGACTTCCCACTATTATGACTATGCTTTGAGCTTTGGTCTAGTTTACATTGCATACGGATTCTCCCCCCTTCTGGGCTTACCTGAATCCACATAGTCGTCTTCATCCCATGCGTCTGGTCTTGGTCCATCAATGTCTAACCATCCCGTATCCCTCAAGAACCTCAGCGCTTGTGTCATGGCGTCTACAAAGTCATCGTGGGCTGACTCAGGAAAGGAACACACTTGGCTCACCATGCCCTCAGCCCAGTCCTTTACGTACCCCTTGTTGTTTGAGCTTTCAGGTATCCAGACGCGCCCCATGGCAATGATGTTGGAGACAATGTTTAGGCGTTGGGTCTTGTCTGCGCGACCGGGGTTATACGCCCTCACAGGCAAGTGCGCCCTCTGTAAGTCTTGTATAAGACTGATACCAGCCGACTTGTCTTCGATCAGGATTAAGTCTACGCGTTTCTTGTCTTTGCCCTCACCGAACACCACCTCGTACTCTTCTTTGACCTTTGGGCGCAAATCTGGGTACTGTAGACGGTCTTGCCAGCAGTCGATCACCATCACGCTCATGGCTCCATCCAAAGGCTTGAACACCCCAAAGGTAATCGCGGCAGTTGGGTCGTTGACCGTCTTATCCGTGTATGCGCAGTCATAGCTTTGCACAATGTACTCAAACTTGGGAAAGGCTTTGCCAGCAGGCCAGAGTCTGAACATAGACCGTTTGATGATACCGATGTCCTCAGCGTCGAGCACCACGCCCATCACCTCTTGGTCGTACAGTCTGGTTCCCTTGTAGCTCAGCAACTGCTTCTGGAAACTGGGGGCCAAGTTAGCTATGTTGTCAAAAGTAGACGCCTTTGTAACCGCTACGTCGTCACCATCCCTACCCACTAGGTTGATGATCAGATCCTTTGGCCTTGGCGTGGTCGTGGCAATGATCCTTGTCCTTTGGCCCAAGCGCACAGAAAACATGATCTGGTCCCAAGCGTCCTGAATGTAATCCCAAGCCGCCAACTCGTCGCACCAAGCCCCCGTCCACTGAGGACCCCTGTATCGGCTAGGCTCTGATGCCGGTATGCCACCAATAATAGATCCATTGATCAATGTGATCTGGCTAATACTTTTGTTGTAGTCAGCAATTAGTATGGATGGGATGACATTCATGAGCCCGGATTCGCCTTCAAAGCAAGTTCCCCGAATGTCAGCCGAAGTAGGAGCGGCTACGAGCCATCTAGACTTAGGTTGGGACCAAGCCCACCAAGCAATCGTTTCTGCGGCTGTTCTGGTCTTTCCTGCGCCCCGACCTGCCAGAAGTAGCCAGATGTTCCACCAGTCACCGTGTGGCTCGATCTGATGGTTATGGGCTGTTGCCAACCAACTCATGCGCCATTTGAATGCCGACAAATCTTCAGCAGTCAGTTTAGACAGATGGTCCTGAATCTCAGGATTTTCTAAACTCTTTTGGATCTCGCTTAGGATGTCAGCCTGCATTTTGCAACTGACGCTTCATTTCTACATTTTTAATTAGGCTTGAAACAACTTCTTTAGCCATTACATCTACCACCTCAGCTTCAGACTTCTCATTCTGCTTCTGAGCAAAGTCACCATATTTCTTGGGCCTGAGCTTCATAGCTGTCCATTTACGGGCATCTATGCGGTTTCTCTGCCACTGAATGTAGGCGCTGTGCATCTGCATCTCAATCAATTCACCCGTCCGTTTATCAATAATAGGGTTCATTTCAGGCGTTTCGTCAGCAATGGCAACGATCTCATCAGCCAAAGTGTCGGCCTGTTCTTCACGTGCGCGTGCGTATTGCTCTTGGAAGGAAGGGTATCTAAACAACCAAGCATAAATCGTCCCCTGTGCTGGAATGTGACTTATACCTAAATCTTTGAGTTCTTTACGTCCTTCTACGGACTTTGAGTAGTCAATGATTTGTCTTACGCTCATTCCATTACTGATACAAGCACAGATGTAGTCAGCTATGTCTTGAGAGTATTCTGATGGCCTACCTATTGGTTTTGGCGATTTAACAGTAAGCGTTGTGTCAGGCATTCCCTTATCCTTAAAAGTCTTATGCACTGGGGGAAGTTTAACTTATTGTTTGGGTTTTTGCTATCCTGCCATGATTCTGTCGTTTAGGCGTTTGTTGCTGAGCTTTAACTCTTCTATCTTTGCCTTAGCCTCTTCCAACTGGTTTTCTAGGTATCTCATTCGGCTTTGAGCGTATTCAACCCATTCCATCCATGAAAAGTCCTGAACTTGATCAGATGTCGGTGTTTTAGGCGTTGGGGCCTTTGTTACCTTAGCATCTATTATCTTTTGCGTGGGCTTTAAAACACTAGTCTTCTTTGCGATTACCTTCTTTGCCATCACAGGAGTCTTTTCCTTGGCAGTCGTGCGCTTTTGTGTCATCTTTAGTTCTCCATATTGTACCACATTCGGTACATTTGTAAATAAAATCAACTACAACTTCAAGCTTTCTGTTGCGTACTTCCCCCCTTACTTTGGCGTTGTACGTCTTGATCTGTTCAATCATTTACTTTTTGTTAATTTAATTTTTTGTTAATCATTATACCAATAGTTTTCTACCCAGTGTTCATGCCATCCCCACTTGAATAGCCAATCCCAATATTTGTTCCCAAAAGTATCTTGAGTGTAGAAAATGGCTTCTGCTATCTTTAAACAAAACTCTTTTGATGGTGGCTCTCTGGTCATCTCTTCATGCTCCGAATGTAAACAGTAAATGATGCAATGGTGTCCTCCCCAAAGCCTTTGAACTTCTCGATCTCTTGCGCTACTTCTTCAATTACCTGATTGCGATGGATGTAAAGTCTTTGATCTGCAATTATTTTGTTGATTCTCTTCTCGCGTTCAATACGCTCGAACTCTTCGTCTTCAGGTGTCTTCATCTTTGTCTCCTATAACTCTAATTCCAAACAATAAAAAGAATGCAAACCACGGATGGTCATTCATTACAAAATAAATGATGACGGCAATCAAGACTAAATTGGTAATGGTTTGAAACCAATATGAGTTCATGTGTT